ACCTTTTACGTGGGAAACTTCAGAGCCTCCAACTAATCCTAAGGCATTACGACATTTATTAGGATTTTCCCATTTTTCAGGAATTAAAACATACGAATAGCGATCTGCCGATTGCTGATCTCTGACATTGCCACCTTCAGTATTACCGATACGTGTCCAGTTTTGAGTCCATAAATCCGTTTCTTTAAATTGCGTCGGGGGGTTATTGTTGGGAACGGGGGCACTTGAGCTCATTTCTCTCTGAATGTTGATAACTATTTTTTTAGCCCAATCCGTAAAATCACCAAGAGCTCTAAATAAAAATAAAATTTAAATTATAATTATGTGTTTGTTCTTATTTAAGTCATACATATGTATGACTTAAATATTCACATGAACTAATGCGTGAAAATTATACTTTTACAGTACTTTATCAAGTATTTAAATCTCTAACATATTGTCGACTGGGTATACCTCCTCTTAACCAGCCATTTGCTGCAACCTCGGGGATAAGATTTTTAGGATTTTGAATATTTGATTCTAAGTGAGGTATTAATGGGACAAATTGGCCAGATAAAAACGCCTCTGTAACAGTACCGCATTCCTTACCTGTTCTTACATATTCAGACTGTTGAAGTTTAGACTCTAATTCTTGATTTCCTCTTCCTCTGCCCATAAATGGTACGGTTGTAAAAGGCCGGGACTGTACTCTTAAAGGGCATCGGGATCTGCCTTCTAGTGTAGGATTATTTCTAAGGACGCTATCGGAATCTATCTCTTTTTGATCAAAGCCAAACCCTTCAGCTACTATAATAGTAGGATTAGCTAATGCCTGTGGAAGAACTTTTGTACGTTCGGGGACAAGATTTAGACCGGCATATCTTCCGGGGCCGACGGACTCACGATAATCGTTGTTATAGCTACACGCATCATCGCCGATTCTTGTAAAATGATTGATTCTGAACTCCGAACTTTCAGTTGTATTTTTCTCACTAGAGTTCATCTTCTATAGTCATATTCGGTATTTACTTATCGGTGACAGCCGAAATAAAAATCCATGTTAGTGTATTTTTATATATAAAATATATAATTTCATTTATAAAGAGTATAAAAACAAAATACCAAATATTATTGTTTTAATTACCAGCACGTACCAAAGTTAAGTACACCCCTTCAAAAGGTGTGTACTTAACTTCCATACTGGTCATAGCAGTAAAGTACCTTAAAGTTAAGTACTCTCCTCTGAAAGGGGGTGTACTTAACTTCGGCATTTCACTGTATGTATTGTTTATCAATCATTTAGACAATTGTGTAAATTTTTTTTTTTTATTATCCGGGCAAGCATAGTTGTTTGATTTAATACCATGTATTCAACTTATATTTTGTAGTTTTACATAATATAAATTATAAAATTTCCTATCCGGGCGAGCACAGTTGTTTGATTTAATACAATTTATTCAACTTATATTTTGTACTTTTTACATAATATAAATTATAAAATACCTTAAATTTTCAGATCAAACAACCCTGCTCATCATTATAGAACAAACAACGTTGCTTGCCTTTGGAAGATAAACTTTTATATAACACTATATATCTATCCGTAAAACATTAAAACTGTTTAGGATGACCGTCAGAAGCAGAACGACAAACGGCTATATTACCTTCTTTACAAGTCTTACCGGGAATACGATAAAGCCAATTTTGAAAAGAGTCCCTATCATTAGGAATACTTGTAGACGGCATCGTATAAAACTCGCGTTGACCTTGATTACGCCCCCATATATCTCCAGGATCGCCATACATCTTTGTATCAAATCTGTCTTCAAGTTTATCTTTTACTTCACCGGAAGCACTATATTTGGCTGGTGGCTTTTTCGGATTATCGCCAATTTCGTTAATTAATACATTCATAAACGGGTTTTCAGGTAAAGGTACTGTGCGTTGCGTTTTACCAATAACATCTTCAATAGCTCTTTCAGCGACCAAGCTATTGGGAACTATAGAGTCAAAGCCTTCGTATACAAATGGTGACATTGATGGCAGTAAGCCTTTACGTAAGGTACCTTGACTTTTCATATTATAAAATAAACCCACAGCCAAAATGCTTCCTAACACCGGGATACCGATATAAAAATTATTACGTGTGAGCAATATTAGAAAAATACCCAAATAAATAGAAAAACGGGTCAAGCTATTTAACGCTATAGTAGAACATTTAGTAGCCTCTTCACTAAAAGGAAAAAAGTCCTTTGCGTCGTCAAATAACACTTGTGGATTTTCTGTCCAGAATAAAGGGCAATGATCTATTTCAGCCATCTTTGCTGACTCCTAATCATTCTAGCTGTTTTATGTTTGTTATAAACTTCGCAAACCAGAGTGATAAAAAAAATAGAATTAATAATGGTTCAATCCGGGCAAGCATGGTTGTTTGATTTAATACCATTTATTCAACTGATATTGTGTAGTTTTTACATAATATAAATTATAAAAATACCTTAAATTTTTCAGATCAAACAACCCAGATCACCCTTGTAGTCATTATGAAATAATAATATAATATATATATCATTAGTATTATTATATCTTACCGACTATCCGGGCGAGCAGAGTTGTTTGATTTAACACCATTTATTCAACTTATTTTTGTAGTTTTTACATAATATAAAATATAAAATACCTTAAATTTTTCAGATCAAACAACCCAGATCACCCTTGTACCGTGAAGTGCCGAAGTTAAGTACTCCCCCTTTTGGAGGGGATTACTTAACTTTATGGCACTTTCACGGTGGCGGCAGTGCGAAGTTGTGCCCCCAAAATGGGGTACTTAACTTCGGCACTGGCCGGTAGTATATAAGTTAAATACCCCCAAAGGGGTACAACTTCATACGGCCATATTTGTAAAGCACCGTAAAGTTAAGCACACCCCTCTGAAAGAGCTATGCTTAACTTCAGCACTTCACGTTATTATTATACATCTGACCGTATTATATCATTAAAAAAACACTATTGCTTTTTAGCATTTTTCTCCGCTAATTTTTTTCTTAGACGCTCCTGTACAACACGTCTGCGTTCAGAATTTTCAGCTTCCCCCATGTCACCGCCACCAAAACCCTTTAACTGTTCACCTAACTGAGAAAAGATCTCCTTAAACATCGGGTTATTCTGAAATTCAGACATTAAGTCTTCGGCTTCTTTAATAAGATCTTCGCGACGGACTTCACCCCGCTGTAATTTTTCTTGAATACGCAATGCAATCTTTTTAGCACCCTTCATCAGCATTTCGGGATTCTTAGTAAATACCTGTTGTAGATATTCAAACACCGCCCCAGAATCTGTGCTATTCATCAAATCAGGAGAAAGCCCAAAATCTTCGGGTTTAAACTCCTTGGCAAGTTCTTCTGCTATTCTAGCAATATGGCCCTTGAATAATTTTTCGGGAATTGGTGGTGGCATCGGGTTGCCACTAGGATCGGTAAATTTATTTTTAAATGATTCAGCTGCTTCTTTTATGCCCTCAAAAAAAGAACTAAATGACTGATTGGAAAATTGGGAACCAAGCTGTTTAAACATTTTTTGTAATTCTATATCAGCCCCGCTCAGGTCAAACATACGATTAAACTCATCTTTATCCCCATCCATTGCGTTGACATCCAAATGTTTAATTTCATATGATGCTAATAAGGTTAATGAGCTTAAAAAGTCCCATATAGCCTTTTGTGTAGCTTTACCAGCATCTTTCCATAGCTTCTTTGTCATCAATACACCAGGGGCTATTTCGGCACCATTATCCGTAAAAATGCTACCATCGCGAGCAGCAATTTTATTCAAATTTGGTTTTATACAATTTGTAAATTCCACAAATGAAGTGTTTTTCAAGGCTAATTCGGCTTTTTTATCTAATTCTGGGAATGTTAACCCCATCTCTGAAAGAAATTGGACATAAACATCCTTGAAACGGGGGCTTGTCATTTATAAATGCTCCGGAAATAGCTCTTAAGTTCGGAACGCAAAGAATACTATCCTGAGAAGTGCTATTTATTTATTCGTATTATATTCTATAGTTCTAATTAAATATAAATTTTTTAGATAAAATATCTATTTCATACCGTGATGTGCTAAGTTACGTACCAGCCAGTGCCGAAGTTAGGTACCCCTTAATGGGGTACAACTTCGCACGGCCGTAGCTGTGAATTGCCATAAATTTACAAGGGCTATCTGGGTTGTTTGATCTGAAAAATTTAAGGTATTTTATAATTTATATATTATGTAACAACTACAAAATATAAGTTGAATAAATGATATTGTGTAGTTTTTACATAATATAAATTAAAAATACCTTAAATTTTTCAGGTCAAAAAACCCTGCTTACCCTTGTAAATAAATAGTATTTAATCAAACAACTCTGCTCGCCCAGATAACTTTACGGTACTTCGCAGCTACGGTCGTATGAAGTTTTACACATTTTGGGTGTACTTAACTTTGGTACTAACCGGTACTCATTTCCTTAAATCGCATTTCACATTTTGCTCCATGTTTAACCTTGTTATTTTGTTTACAAGTTTTACAACAATGAGTACCACCATTATTATTAATATCTGTATGTCTTAAAAAATAACAATCATTTCTGCTACACATTTTTTCTGTTGATTCAGTAAAATTTGGATCATAATCCCAACACCGCCAAGGAAGTTTCGTAAAAATACCGTGAATTCCATCAAAACCAATATGATTCAATACAGATTTTTTTAGACAGTATAAAGGTATATTGTTCTGTTCAAGGTATCTCATAACACCGTCATCTCTATCCATTTTCCAACCTAAATATATGTGATCTAGCATTGTTGTATGAAAGCAGTAATTTACTCCCCCGCAAGTTTTCTTTCTATAAAAGGTATCATATTCCTCTATCATATTTTTGTGTGAATTAATAGGATTAAAACCGGTTAATAAAAACTGTTTTGTCCCGTATATTTCAGCTATTTTTTGAAATTCTTCGAGCATTTTATTAATAAAAAATGGTTTCACTACAACATCGTTATCTAAACTAATAAGTACATCAAAATGTTCGTTTTTTTTTATATATTCAAGAGTTTCTAAATATGATTTTTTAACACCAATATTTGTCGTTCCTTTTATAACTGAAAATCCTTTGGCTGTGTCGTTTATATATTTAATATCGTTCAATATATGTAGCGTTTCTTCATCCGACGAACAATCATCATATATAAGTCTTTTATTACATAAGTCTATATCGCTCTTATAAAGAGATTCCATAGTTAATTTCAGAAATTTTGGTCGATTATAGCTTCTAACTAAAAGTAATACTACAGGTTTCTCAGACTTCATATATAATCATATATATAAATAAAAATTATTAAATAAACTGCTATTTATAGAAGTTAGAAACATACTACTAGGGTGAGCAGGGTTGTTTGATCTGAAAAATTTAAGGTATTTTATAATTTATATTATGTAAAAACTACAAAATATCAGTTGAATAAATGATATTAAATCAAACAACCCTGCT